TAGTTTTCCTTTGAGCTTACGAACGATTCGTAATCAGGCTTTAATCCCTTAAGCATTTCCAGTGAAGTTATCTTCCCCTGCAGCCGGAACACTTCCAGTTCCGATCTGGCCCCCACCAACGCCCGAAGCGTCATCTGGATTTGCTCCTGTAGGTACTCCTCCAGACTGTCCCATGCTTGCTTGTTGGTCACCAGTGGGCTGACCTTCCGGGCCTGTTCCTTGTTGAGCATTAGCTGCTAATCCTTTCAACATCTCTGCAAATATCTGTGCCTCGTTTACGTCGTTTACCAAGCTGTCAGGATCGATGTCCTGTGCAATAGCAAGCTCCCGCATGAGATTTGGTATTTTGATAAATGGTGCTAACATTGGATTGGATACAGTCTGCAACAGGGTAGTCAGTCTTTGACTGCGAACTTCTTTTTGCATAACGGCTGCAACGCCGCGTGGTTTAATCTCTAGGTCACCCTCAATATCAGGAGCGTCATCGTTGAACTGCATGTTCCACTGAAAGTACGCTTCTCCAAGAGGCTTTAACAGTTGATCATCGATGTTCTTGATTACAGTCTTGAGTGATAGACTTGCTCCACCTAATAGCATGGACAGTCCTGATGCTGTACGACCTGTTCCTGTTACTCCAGTTTGACCGTGCATGATTGACGGAAGACCTGTCTCTTCGTCTGCAAGTTGTCGGCTAATCTGATACATCTGAATGTTTTCAGGTGCTGTGTTAGGGAACTTGAGGCCGTTGATGGCTGTTCCGGTTACTCCTGACTGACGACGGAATATCTTTCCGGGGAAGATGTCCATGTTCTGTCCGGGAACCAGACTGGCTTCATCTACGTCAAAGACAAGGTTGCCAGCTAGGGCTAGGTTATCAATTGCCATACGAACGTGACCGTTCATCAGCATCTGTGCATCTTCCATGTTTTCCGCTACGCCAACGCCCCATATTTGATAGGGGTTGATTTCGTATGGAAAGACTTGATAGGGAATACGGGCTGGTGTAAACGGATTTAGGACACAACGAAGAACAAAGTTACCACATACCCACACATTTACCTGTAGTTGGTCGATGGGGTCTAAGCCATCAGGAATATCCATTCCAACTTCTTGTGCAAACTTAGCGTCAAGAACCCCCCAGTATTCAAGAACCTCAAACCTGTTCTCTTGGTAGTACGCTTCTGTTTCATCTTCACGAATAGTATCTTCGTAATACTTGTCTTCGTAGTTTGATCCCTTTGCAATAACTTCTTCAATAGCATCCTTGTAGAAATACGGATGATTGATAAGATTACGAAGCTGCAATCGATTCATACGATGTCGCTGTATGACGTACTCACAATCGTCTATGCTCGTTGCTGCTGGATCAGGATGAAAGTCCCAAGCAGAAACATGTTCCATACGCGGAACAATTCTTTCGTAGGGGGCATACACACGAGAACCTTCGTCGTCTCGCTCCCATTGGTGTACTCTTTTAGTAAAGTTAAACGGACCTTTTACGACCCCCGTTCCTAAAAGAGATGCTTCAAAGATAGCACTTCTAAATACATTGACTGCACTTGTGTCAAGAAGCTGGTCGTGAATGACCTTCTCCATGTTCAGAGCAGCTTTTTGTGCGGGAGAAATTTGTGGCTCTCCAGCTAAAGCTGGTCCTTCTGCAAGAGGCGCACCGTTGTACCTGTCTTTTAATCCCCCTAAGAAGTCCCCGCTAGGTGGGGAAGCTTCTAATGCCCCCGGCTCTAGGGTTCTTCCGTCTCCCTCAAATCCGTAGGGATCGATGATCTCATCAAGCGGGGTTTGCATGTGGGCAAACTCTGCAATACCTTCGGGGACAGGAGTTGGCTCTACAACCAACGGAAACTTTTTGTTTGCGAACAGGATGTCAATAATCTGTCCGTAAGCAGCAAGCACCTTTGTCTTGGTAATCTTAATGAATACCTTCGACTTTTCACTGTCACGATACTGGGTAGTTGAGTCGTAAATGCCACGAAAGTTCTTAAACGCTTTTAGCCAACGTTGCTCGTAAGCAAAGCGACCATTTTCAGAGTCTTGGAACTTCTTTCGGATGTGCGCGGCAAGACCGGGCATCTCCTCTTCGGGGGCTACGACTACAACTTCACTATCGTCTGGGGGTTGTAGGAAATTATCAGACATTTGAAGTCCTAGCTAAAGTAGTTTCTGTCGTCTGCCATCTTGTGGAATGAAGCTTCTACTGTGGGCTTAGTTTGCTTCTTTGGCATATCTTCTGTGATCGGGCCTGTCTGTACACGAGTTGGAAACTCTAGACCTTCACGGTAAAGCTTTGATGCACCCTCATCTGTATCGACGCTGACCTTGTCAGAGTTCATTACATATGCTGCACCGTAGTTGTAATTATTGTCAGGCATAGGTTTGTCTCCCCTATGGGTTAATTTAGAAAGGAACCGCTCATTGATGTTTCTTCACCAGCAAGCGCGGCACTTCTTGCTTGGTTAACTCTTTGCTTTGCTCCACCTGCAGCCAGCATTCCCTGCTGGGTCGGAACGGGATCGGGTATTTTTACAGGCTTAGTAATCTGTGGTTGATTAGATTGATTAAACAACTCCGGTTGATCTGCCATCATTCGTTCAATAGGACGAGCCGATCCGGGGTCAGCTACAGGAGATGCCATCGATCTTCCTACTTCTATAACGTCACTAGGGGCAACTTGAGCAACTTCTCCTATTAAAAAATCAGCCCCCGCACCTGCATATGCTACAGGATCAGCAATACTACGTGGAATGCCTATGTCTTCCATCTGACTAGCCAGACCCTCTTGCACAATTGGCACGTTGTAAAGTGCAGGAATAGTACCAGCAAAAGGAATTACTCTTTTGACAGGTCCGGGTATCTTCTTCGCCATCTTCAAGGCTTTGGCTATGAAGTCTTCGCCGGATGCAACAATCTTTTCTTGTTTAAGTTGTTTCTTTATACCTGCAACTTCTTGCTGCCTTTCAAATCCTTCTTTTGCGCCTTTTACATCTAAATTTTGTTGTTGTCTTATGTTATCGGCTTGAATTTTTAGTGCTTGAGCAGTTTGTTTTTCAGAAGATAAAAATGCAGCAGAATCTATCTCAGCTTTTTGCGCTTCACTTAGAACTGTAGAAGCTTGTAAGGTCTGGCCTACTCCTCTATAGTTTTCAGCTAAAGCAGGAAAAGAAGAAACGTTTTCTGCGCTTAGTGCAGGAGATGTTAGTCCAAACTTACTTACAACAACACTGTTAGTTGTTCCTACTCCTAAATTTTTTGCAGATTGCCTAACTAAGTTTTCAGAAATTTCTCCGATAGTAGACGGATTTGCTCCTGATGATTTGTAGGCATCTTTTACTTTGTGACCTGCGTAGTCTTCCGCTAAAGCAGGATCAATGCGAAACTCTTTTTCTAATTGGTCTTGAACTGCTGATCTTATGTCTGTAGGTCGCCAGCCAGAAGCCCCTGATTTTGGGTCAATGGGTATCTGTGTTGGAAATCTTTCTTCTACAATAGGCTTAATGTATTTGTTATGAGCAGCATCCGTTTTTACTTTTGTGGTATCAAATAGTTTTATATCTTTTAAATCTTTGCTGCCACCCCTTGCTCGCGCTATATCAAACTGCTCTTTTAATAAAGCAGCCATAGTACCCTTGTAAGTAACGGGCAAGCGAGTTTTATTTACTCTGCTCTCGCCTTTCAGTGTTACAGTTGGTTCGCCTGTATCTGGATCAGAACTTATAATTACATCTGCAAGAGTCATAGGGGGTTTTGCAGGTGCAGTTTTAGTAGCTGTTGATCCTAAAACTGTTTCTACGCGAACAACTGTGTTTTTATGAAAGAATAAAAATCTTTTTGTATCATCTGATACATTTGATCCTTTTGCACTCATGTTAGTGAAAGCATCTGCATACGCCGCATCTAAGTCTGCAGAAGGAATCAAACCCTGCATCTGTCTAGTTCGTCTTAGTTGCCCCTCTGAATATCCTCCAGCTTGTAGCAACCCACTTGAACCAGCCAACTCTGTTTCAAGACCTAGTGTAGATAAATAGGGAATCTTTGCACGTACAAATGCTGTTTTTAAAGCGTTTTCAAATCCCTGAACACTAACGTAATAATTTGCTTTTGGGGTGTCAACATTAGAAAGAAAACTTTCACTTTTAAACGCTTCTGCTAGTGGTGTGTCAAGGGTAGTATCGCCTAACTTCCCAGCTTGGATAGCCTTTTGCAAGTCTGGTATTGTCTTACCAGATTTAGGCATGGATATAGCGTGGTCTAACGCTTGACCAATTGTTAATTGGCCTGACTCAACTAACGCTTTAAATTCTTGAGTTTCCATCTAGTATCCAAATACTTCATCTTGAACCTTGTGTACGTGGTTCTTGATTGCGCCTAGTTGCTGGTGTATCGAAGCGTATCCGCTCATTCGTGTCATCAGCATGTATCGAAGTGCGTCGTATGCGTGATCTTCAGCTTTGGTATCTACGTCTTCGCTGTTTGTTTTGGAGAGGGGTATACCAGCTATTTGTTTCACGATGTTCTGGCAGGATGAAAAGAAACGTATGCGTGGTTCCTGTGAGTATGGGTCATCTGCCAGACGACGATGTATCTCCATCTTTCCCTGAACACGGTTGCGGTCTGATGGAGTCCAGCGAACTCCCTGCCGCATCATCACCTCTGCTATGGATGGCCCGAATCCGGTCTTGTTCCAGCAAGAGGAATCGAGTACGGTATAGTGAGGTAACGGGTCAAGTTGTTCTGCTTCTAGTATTCTATCAGCTAATTGCTCGGCTGTCAAGTGTTTAGCGTATAATTCACGATAAACCCAAATATTATTATCCCAGTCAATCGCACCCCATAGTACACAAGACGGCGCGGAGTACCCGTAGTCGGCGGCTCGTATGCGGGGCCAGTTCGTGGGAATGTCAAAATGTTCGACCACATGTTTCACTCGTGAGAACTCAGGAAAGGCTGCTCCCTCTGCCACATCCCAATCCCCTTCGAGAAGTCTCTTCCGTTCGACATCTGGGAGCGAACGCAACATAGCCTCGTATTGACCGTCAGCCATGAGGTGGGGATTATCTGTCAACCGCGCTGGAACGAACTTTCGGAAGAAGAGCGGCTGACCTGCCTTTTCGTGACCACTAGGCCAAGCAAATGTCTTGCGAGTGTCTATGTCAAAAGCAGGGAATGCTTTGTTTTCGGGGGTACCTTCGATGTACATCTTCTTGACCCACCAGCCACCCACACCTCCGGGGTTGGCTGTGCAGCGCATGTACAGGTGTTCTTGAAGTTCAGGATCAGTAGCACGAAGCCTAGAACGCAAATAGTCCCACACATATGGTGTAGGGTATTGGGTAATCTCATCGATGCCTATCCAGTTAAATGCCTGTCCCTGAAATCGGGTAACGTCTTTATCTCTGTCGAGGTAAGTAAACCAGATCGTAGCCCCAGATGGAAACACCCATGTTGATTTTGATTCGCGGAACTTGGCTCCGGGAAACGCCTTTGTGTAAAGCTGACGTGACTTGTCAATTAGTTCTGTTAGTTCGTCGAGGGTACGCCTGAGAAGAAGACCCCTATGATTGGGGTTATGGCAATACCGTAGGGGATCAGCAAGTAAAGCAAACGATTTACCGCCACCAGCAGCCCCGCCGTAAAGAACGTCCCGCTCTCCCGCTGAAAGAAACTCCTCTTGGGGTCCGGGGTTAGCTTGGAAGACAACTTCGGAATCTCCCACGAGATCGGATACAGCCGGGGGAAGTGACTTGAGATCGGCAGTGTCAATCGTTGCAGTGCCGCTTGCTGTGATAGCTTTCTCAACTCGTCCAATAGTGCTTTCAAGATCACGGGCTTTCTTTCTTTGTGTCTCTGCCTTCTTTGTGGCTTGCTGGGCTTTCTTCTTTGCACCACGCAGTTTCTTTTGGGCTGCTCTTCGCGCACGTTC